TTCGAACTTGCATCTCGCCGCGTCTCTCATGGCAAAGATACGGTTAAGATAGTGCAAGTAATCGAGCGCCCTGTTACGATCCGAGATTCAGTACATACAAAGAGCGTACTTATCAAGCATCACGATACGACATACTTTATTGACAATCCTATCGAGATTCCGTGTGGTGATACCTCTTTTGTAGCTCAAAGCGATAGCGTAATAACAAATACAAAAGATACGATTAATATGGCTTTTGCCTATGCAAACCGCAAGGGCTATTTCTCACTTGTATTCAAGCCGCGCCCTGATTCGATTATCACGGTGCAATTACCCATCGTAAAGACGGAGACTAAAACGGAATGGGCATGGTTACTTGGTTTATTTGGTTTAGGTTTAGGAATTGGAAGTTATGCCGGGAAATAATCCAGAAAATGTAAAAGGTCAGGGCTTCCATACAAACCCTGAAAGGATCAACCGCAAAGGCAGGCCGAAGGGCTCGGTAGTCTATGTGAAAGATCTTGCCAAAATGGCAGCCGAAGAACTTGCAAAGCCCGGCAAAACAAAAGAGACCGTCGCGGCTGAAGTTATTCACATGCTGATCCATAAAAAGATATTGGAGAAGGAAGACATGGCAGCAATGAAGGTATTACTTGACTTGTTAGGTCACTTGAATAATCAAGCGGTCGAGCAGGGTAAAATGGTTATAGAATGGGGTGCTAAAATTGGACAAAGTAGTCAAGATTTACCCGCATGAAAAACAGCTTGAAATACTTCGCAATCGGAAGCGCTTTAATGTTGTTCGGTGCGGCCGTCGCTTTGGGAAGTCTTATCTGGCTTTTGCTCTTGCCCTTGAGAAAATGCTTGAAGTTGATGGAGCGTATGTTCTCTACACCGCGCCAAGTTACACCGAGCTTACAGGACGAGAGACCGAAGCGCAAAACTTCTTTGCGCCCCTTGGTGCTACTTACAAGCAAGGACAGATTAAACTAGGTAATAGTACATTGAATTTACAGGGTATCTGGAGAGCCGACGGCTTGAGAGGTAACAAGTTCCACCGCATAATATGTGATGAGTGGGCTCACTGTCCAAACGCTGAAGACGATTGGAACTTTGTGTTATCTCCGATGCTCGCAGACTATGAAGGAGATGCGTATTTCTTCTCAACGCCGAAAGGTAAGAATCACTTTTGGCAATTAGATCAGCTTCACGATACGCTCGAAGATTGGAAGTCTTTCCACTTCTCCACATACGACGGTGGACAAATCAAAGAGAGTGAAGTGGATCGCCAAAAAGAGCTATTACCGAGCATCGTATTTGCGCAAGAGTTCCTAGCCGAGTATGTCGATAGGAGTTCTGCAAAGATTAAGCGTGATTGGCTACGGATTGCAAATGACAAAGTATGCACGGCTTACTATATCGGAGTCGATTTGGCAATATCACAAAAAGAGACCGCTGACTATACTGCAATAGTGGTGATAGGTACGACTCAAGATGGCGAAGTAGTGGTAGTTGAAGCCGAGCACTTTAGAGCACAATTTGCCGAGATCGGAGCTCGCATCATGGCAGCCGAAGAGAGATGGCAAGCGCGCGTCGTAGCCGTTGAAAGTAATCAAGCTCAAGCTTGGATGGTGCAAGAGCTAAAGAGAAATACTAAAATGAATGTAGTCGGCGTGCGAGCGGATCGCGATAAGGTGATTCGATTCCAGCCGGTAGAGGCACGATACGAGCAAGGGCTTGTATATCATGTGCCTCACTTAGACCCTGAATTCACTGAGGAGCTTTTAAGCTTTACAGGAACTCCTCAAGACAAACATGATGACTTTATTGACGCATTGGGCTATGCCTTCAATGCTATTCGCAAAACACCGCAGATATATGTATGAGTTTACTTGACCAACTTCGAGATAGAATCGCGGCCGCTGTAGCACCGCGCAAAAACGATAGGCCATATATCCGCAGTGGTGGTAGCCGTAATATTGGCGCGACTCAAGTCGGCAATGAACTCGCGGCCTCGCTTCGAGGCACGGTCTTTGCTTGTTTACAGCATCGTGCAAACGCTTTGACCGGTGTGAAGTTCGATAGCTATGCCGAGAAAAACTACAAGCGCGAAGAGCTAGGCCGAGGTCACTGGGCAAATGAGCTCTTGAATAATCCTAATCCGTATTTTACCCGCTCTCAAGTGTTCAGCTATATTGAGAACTGGTTAAGCATCAATGGAAATGCGTATATCTGGACTCCGACAAATGGCTACCGAGTGCCTCTTCAAATGTGGGTGCTTAATCCGACCCGCATGCGAGTGATCAAAGGCGATAACAACTTCATCGAAGGGTATGTCTATCAGTCCGCTCAAGAGGGGAATATCGCGATACCAGAGAAAGAGGTTATTCACCTCGCGAAGATACACCCCGCCGCGCGCCCTGAAGAGATAATCGGTATGAATATCTTTGGCGTTGGTCTCGTATCCGCCGCTTTGGAATATGCGAATATAGACCGCGAAGTAAGTGCTTATCTTGCACGCCTTTTCGAGAATAACACCGTGCCCCCGCTGATTGCGACCTTCCCTGAGAGGTTCGACGCTGACGAATGGCATAAACTCAAGGCCGCATGGAATGAAGAACTACCAGATTACAAGCTCCGCGCTTTGCTTGGTGGTGGCATGCAATTGCAATTACCCCCGAAAGGCGAGTTATCAATCGGATATGAAGCTGTAAGTAAAGATACACGCGCTCAAATCGCTCAAGTCTTTGGCGTGCCTCCCGGTATGCTAGATGGTAGCTTTCAAAACCGTGCGACCGCCGAAGTACAATGGGCAATCTTTAGGCAAAACACAATCGACCCCGAAGCGCTCTACATCGCTGAAGAGTTTACAAGACACTTCCGCAGATGGGAAGAGGATATCTTAATCGAAGCGCAGCCGTATGAGTATGCTGATCCCGATGCTGATATGCGCAAAGAAGAGTTCGAGCTTAAATGGGGACTCAAGACAATCAACGAAGCGCGCGCCGATCGTGGATATGATCCGATTAAAGACGGTAATACTCCGCTAATTGCACAAGGTTTCGTGCCCGTGCAATCGGTCGCAAACCCCGCTCCCCTGCCCGTAGTGCCTCGAAAACTCGAAAGAGGGTATAATGTAGTAAACCGCGCGAAATTACCTCTCATAACAGCCGAGAGTAAGGACTTGTTTTGGAGAAACTACGACGGGCTTACAACAATCGCGAGTAATAATATCACTCCGATAGTTGAGCAAATGATCGTAAGTATTCAGGATCAAGTATTTGAGCAAATCGAAAGCGGTGCAATTAGCATGACCGATGTAACCGTATCGCTTGATGAGCTTGTAGATTTTGAAGAGGCAATCTTTGAGGCGTGCGAAACAGTCAAGCAAGAGCTACTTACTCAGTTTTCACTCGGAACCGAAGACTTAAGCGGCGCGGTTGGTCAAGAGATACAAGCCTTGACTACTGAAAGTGCAAATAAGATACGCGAGTCTATCGGAGTGATTAAAGAGGATGTACAAAAGACGCTTATAGCGAACTCAAGCAAGACCAAAGACGAGCTATTTGATGTGCTTAAGACTCAATTCACTTCGCTTAAGACATCAAGGGCTCGCATGATAGCAAATACGACCGCCGCGAATGTAACAAGTGGCATGCAGCATACGGTCTATAAAGACCTTGGCTTCAAAATGATGTGGCTTACTCAACGCGATAGCAAAGTAAGACCTTCGCATGCAAGACTTGACGGCTCATTCCAAGACGGTAAAGGACAATTTACGGTAGAGAATCAAGAAGAGGATACCGAAGGCAATATCACTACGACAATTGAGACTACCGATAGACCTTTAGGCCGTGGCTTAAGCGCCTCAAATGCTATCAATTGCAGATGCCAATTATTCCCGGTAGAAGAATGAGTTACAAACCTAACAAAGGCATGCAAGAGGAAGCCGAGCGAGCTATTCGCTGGGTGGAAGACGGCCGTAAAGGTGGTACTCGGATAGGTAAGATCAGAGCGCGTCAAATTGCACGCGGTGAGAATCTAAGCGAGGATACAGTTAAGCGCATGTACTCTTTCTTTTCAAGACAAGAGAGCGTAAAAGATGCCGAGGGCTTCGAGCCTGGTGAAGCGGGCTACCCATCACCTGGGAGAGTCGCGTGGGGATTATGGGGCGGTGATCCCGGATACTCATGGTCTAAAAACATAGTAGAGCAATTAAAAAATAGAGGATTTAATATGAATTTAATAACTAGAGAACTTGTACTCGAGACTAGAGATGGGTATGAGTACGAGGGCAAAGAGAAAGAATACGAAGAGAAAGAGAATGACATCTTTACCTTTGTAGTCTCAACTCCCGAAGTTGACCGGTATGGTACTATCATAGTTCCTGCAGGTATTGATTACACGGCGTATCTCGCAAATCCTATCGTACTTGCCCAGCATGACTCGGACCAGTGGCCTATCGGTCGCTGCTTAGGTTTTGCAATGAATGGCGAAAACTTGGAAGCTACGATACAAATCGAGTGCGTAACAGATGAAGGCAAGAAATTGACAAAACTCATTAATGCAGGTTATGTCAAGGCCGTATCCGTAGGCATTATTCCAAGCGAATACGAAGAGCAAACAATCGAAGGTAAAAAAGTAACAGTATACACGAAGTCAGAGCTTGTAGAATTTAGCGTCGTAAGCGTTCCGGCGAACCGTCAAGCACTGCTTAAGAAATCACTGAAGACTCTTATCAAAGACTCAATCAATAAATACAAAAAGGAAACTCGAATGTTAACCCCAGAGATCGAAGCAAAGATCGCTGATGAGCTTCTTCCGGCTATCAAAGAAGCATTCATCGCCGAAGTGATCAATCTCGGTTTTTCTCCTGAAGAAGCCGAAGCATCCGTTAATGCTTTCATCACCGCAGGCGTGCCTCCTATGCTTGCAGTTTTGAAAGGCGAAGCACCAGCCGTTGAGCCTGAAGTAGCACCAGCTCCCGAAGCAGCCGAGCCTCCAGTCGAGGTAGTTGCTGAAGAGGAAGTAACTGCATCTTTTGCAAGCCCTGAAGTAAGAGTAGGAAAGAAAATTGCAGCTTCCACACAAGCGCAAATCAATGAAGGTATGGATATGATTCAAACCGGTTACAAGAAAATCAAGCAAGCAATTGGAGTTGAAGCAGGCCGTTCTATCAAATTGAACTTGCCTAAAAAAATGACTACAGAAGATTTAATCAATTTAATCTAAAGGATAAAACCTAATGGAAAACATTATCGTAACTCAAGACCAACTTAAAGAAGTTGTCGACCGCAAAGTAGCTGACCAGCTTCGCACTTTGCACCCAGTAAACAATCCATCACCTGCTAGAGGTTTGGTATCTATCAAAGCAGATCACGATTCACGCCGTGACCAAGCTCGCGTAGTTGCTGATTACATTCTTGCTAAGCATCAAGGCCGTGACGGTCAAGCTGATGAGATTGCACGCGCTGCAAATAACAAGTATATCACACGCGCAAACTTCAATACAGGTACAACCGCTCAAGGTGGTGCAGCCGTTCCTCAATTTTGGGTTGAAGAGATCATGTCTTTTGCTGATCAATTCGGTTATGCAAGAGCACTTGCTAAGATCTACCCAATGAGAGGCAAGACAGAGAACCTCGTATCTTCAGGTGCTTTCACCGGCGCGGTAGTTGCTGAAGGTTCTGGCTTGACTTTGACTGACTCCGCAAACTTCTTTACAGCAACTGCAATGACAGCTCGCAAGATCGTAGCCGGTGCTATCGTATCTGAAGAGCAACTCCAAGATGCAACTCCTGCATTCTTGGATTATGTAGTGAATGGTCTTGGCCGCGCGCTTGCTGAAACTGAAGACAAGCAGTTTTTCAATGGTGATGGGAACGCTCCAAACTTTACCGGTATCACTGGCCTTGCAGGTACTACAACAGTCCGTCAAGGTGGTGCGAATAACTCAGGTAAGGATACATTCGGCGAGATCTCATGGACTGACCTTTGGAACTTGCGCCTCGGTGTAAATTCTGGAGTCGGTGCTAATGGCGTTTTCGTAGTTCCTCAAAGCGTCTTCGGATTCTTGATGAAAGAAACAGGTGGAAGCCGTCCTATCTTCGACATGGTAAGACCTATCGAGATCACATCAATCGGACTTACAGCGCTTGCAGGTAATAGCTACTTCACACCTACAGGCCGTCCGATGCATGTCGTACCTGATTCACTCTTCCCAACTTCAGCGGCAAATACTGCATCTGCATTCTATGCTGACTTCGCACAATTCACAGTGATGGGAGTTCGCGAAGATGTAACAGTTAACGAATACAAAGAGTACTTCGGTGCTACTGGTTTGGGTGGTACTCATCAAAAAGGTATCGAAGTTGTTGAGCGCGTAGCTTTTGCATTCCCAGCTCCAAGCGCGGTCGGTATCCTCAAAACTTCAACTACCTAATTAAGGTGAACTAATGCTCGTAGATGTAATTCTAATCGAGCCGTATAAAGGCGTATCAGCGGGGTATGAGACATCTCTCCCCGCTGAGATTGCCGAGGCTCTTATTAAAGACGGCAAAGCGAAGGCTCTCCGTGCTGAAAAGCCCGCGCCTGCCAAAGTAGAAACCAAGAAAACAGGTAAATAACATGCCATATACAAGCGCAAATCCGAGGGCGTTCGCGGCTCTCATGACCTTTCTTAATTTGGAAGTAAACGGCGACCCGACTACCGAAGATACGGC